GATTACGGATGAAGATGTGGATTTTATGGGATTTTCCAGTACATGGTCGCGTCCAGATTGGATGATTTGTCAAACGTTCGCAGTTCCTCCTCCAAGTGTTCGCCCATCTGTAAAGCACGATGCACAACAGAGAAGCGAAGATGATTTAACACATATTATTATAAATATTATTAAATATAATAATACGCTGAAAGAAAAGATGGCGCAGAAAGGAACAAATTCAAAGATCATAGATGATTGGACATCTGTATTGCAGTACTATATTGCAACCATTGTTGATAATACTATTCCTGGTGCAGATCCAGTAAAGCAGCGTTCTGGGCGCGCACTTAAATCCATTACAGAGCGTCACAAGGGAAAGACTGGTCGGGTTCGTGGTAATTTGATGGGAAAACGTGTAGATTACAGTGCTCGTTCGGTAATCACACCAGACCCTGAATTGTCTATTACCGAATTGGGGGTTCCTATGAAAATTGCGATGAACATTACAAAGCCCGTATATGTTAACGAAACCAATATTCATTATCTCACTTATTTGGTAAAGAACGGCCCAGACGTATATCCAGGAGCAAAGATTCTAGAAAAGGCAAACAAGAATAATATTTCGCTGCGATACGTAGACCGAGAGAATATTGTTCTAGAAGTGGGCGACACAGTACATCGCCACATGTTGAACGGTGATTATGTATTGTTTAACCGTCAACCAACACTGCACAGGATGTCTATGATGGCGCACATAGTTCGCGTCATGCCTAAGGGAGATACATTTCGCATGAATGTTGCTGATACAAAGCCATACAATGCGGATTTTGATGGTGATGAAATGAATATGCATATGCCGCAAAATGACGAAGCAGAAATGGAACTGAAACATTTGGCGGCGATTAAATACCAGATTATTAGTCCTGCAAATAACAAGAGTATTATTGGTATATTTCAAGATTCATTACTAGGCAGTTATTTGTTGACGAGAGAAAACGTAGTATTCACTAAAAAACAGGCCATGAACCTATTAGCAAAGTGTGTGCGGGTTGACCCAACATTCTTTGAAAACGACAAGGAAGAATATACGTCACACGAAATATTGTCATCCATATTACCACCTCTTAGTTTGAAATATAAGACAAACTTGTTTAAAAGTTCGGATGTATTTGAGACATCTAATCGCGTATTAGAAATACAGAATGGTAAAATGCTACGCGGACAGTTGGAAAAGGATACGCTTGGAGGTGGCAGAGGCTTGATCCAGCGTATTAAAAGTGACTTCTCTGTGACTGAAAGTCAATACTTTATAGATAATTTGCAGGCGATTGTCACCGAGTACATGAAGACAACTGGGTTTAGTGTCGGCATGAGTGATCTCATTTCAAATATGGAAACCACGACTCGTATCAACCAGGTCATTCTAGATAAAAAGAAAGAAGTTGCAAACCTCATAGACCAAGTACATTTAGGTATTATGGAAAATAAATCAGGAAGACCCAACAACGAATATTTTGAAACACAGGTCAATAACATTTTGAACAAGGCGTCATCTGAAGCCGGTAAAATAGGTATTGAGAGTTTAAGCAAGTCTAACAGATTTGTTACTATTGTAACATCGGGTTCAAAAGGTAATACACTCAATATTGCACAAATGACTGCTTGTTTGGGACAACAAAACGTAGATAATAAGCGAATACCGTACAGTTATCTCAACCGTACATTGCCTCATTTCAAGCAGTTTGATGACAGCCCTTTGGCCCGAGGATTTGTTGAGAATTCATTTATCAGCGGACTTACACCAGAAGAACTATTTCACCACGCGCAGGGTGGTCGTACAGGCTTGATTGATACCGCAGTAAAAACAAGTCAAACTGGTTATATCCAGCGCCGTCTCATCAAATCAATGGAAGACGAATACGTTGCATACGATAGAACGGTGCGAAACAATAAACAAAAGATTATCCAATTCTCATACGGAGGCACTAACTTTGATACGATTCATATTGAAAATTCAAACTTTGATGTGTTGACCAAATCATTATCACAGATATACGAATATTACAATTATGATTATAAAAAGAAGGAAATCAAACTGTATTATGTTCCAGGAGCAATTTCCATATTTGATCAACAAGTACGTGAATTAAAACAGCGTGTAAAGAAAGATATAGAATACATGGTGACAGTACGCAACGAGTATATTGAAAACGTTAGCGAGTTCAAGCAAGAAAGTACTATCTATTTACCACTGTCATTTGAAAAAATCATTAATAATATCAAACATCAATTCGGTATAACATCTATTCATTTGTGTGATATCACTCCGCTTGATACATACAAGTTGATTGATTACTATTATTATATGATGGAGAGTATTTACAAACCATGCGCGATGTTCAAGGCGGCATATTACTACTATCTCAACCCGTACCAGCTACTTCAAGTACATCGTTACAACAAAGAGGCAATTATGTTTCTTCTGGAAAAGATTGTACTCATGTATAAGGTTGGAATTGTAAACTCGGGAGAAATGGTTGGACTTATAGCAGCACAGTCTATTGGCGAACCTACTACACAGATGACATTGAATACATTCCATTATGCCGGCGTAGGAGACAAATCCAATGTAACCCGCGGTGTACCTCGTATGGAAGAAATCTTGGCGTTGACCGACAATTTAAAAAATCCATCACTTACGATTCATTTAAAACACGAAGATGAAACTAACATGGATAAGGCGTTTGAAATGATATCGCGCATAGAACATACTAGATTGAAAAATATTGTACAGACTGCCGAGATATATTATGATCCGGATGACATGAATACATTAGTGTCCAGTGATATGAAGATCATGCAAGATTACAAGGAGTTTATGGGTATTATAGATGAAGCATTTGATGAAGGTAAACAGGAAGAAGTATGTACGAACAAATGGATTTTACGTTTAACATTAGACAAATCTATATTGCTTGATAACAATATCACGCTTGAAGAAATTCACTATGCATTGAAGGCGGTATATGCAGAGAATATTAGTTGTTTCTACAATGATTTGAATGATGAAGAAATCATATTTAGGATACGCCTAGTTAATTTGAAAGCAGCAAAACAAAAACCGGCTGGCTTAGACGAAGAAGACAATATTTATATGATAAAGAGTTTCCAAGAAAATTTGTTGAATAATGTTGTACTCAGAGGAATTAATAATATTGAAAATGTGTCATTACGCAAAATGCATAACTACTTATCTTACAATGAAGAAACCGGCGATTATGATAAGAAGGATATTTGTGTATTGGATACACTTGGTTCTAACTTACAGCACATATTAAGTTTAGATTACATTGATGCATACCGAACATATTCAAACAATATTATAGAGATGCAGGAACATCTTGGTATTGAAGCCGCACGCAAGTGCTTATTCAAAGAGATTTGTGATGTCATGGAGTTTGACGGTGGATATATCAATTACCATCATATTGGATTATTGTGTGACAGGATGACGTGTAATAAGAAACTCGTATCTATATTCAGACATGGTATTAATAATGATAATATCGGGCCGATTGCAAAAGCGTCGTTTGAAGAAACATCCGAGATGTTCTTGAAAGCTGCACGACATGGTGAATTGGACGAAATGCGTGGCGTATCTGCTAACATTATGTGTGGGCAACCAGGATATTTTGGTACAGGTTCATTCTCAGTATATTTGAATACAGTAGATATGCAAAAGATGCAGAAGGAATCGGCAACTTTTGAAGAAGAAGAACCGGATCTATTTGACATGATGAAGTCAGAGGCAACAGACGATTGTACAATTGAAAAGTTGAAAATCAAACACAACTTGGAAGATCTCTTAGTTGACAAAGAAATAGATAACAAGTACGCGATTGATATTTAATATCTTATAATATATGGTTAAAACACGAAAACTAATGAATAAAGATGTCTATCCGGTGTTTGAAATATCTAGTATCAAAACAAGATGTAAAAAGGATATTACCAATTTTACTAATTTATATAATATTGACAATAAAATTAACATTGAATTAAATCAAAAAAATAATTACGAAGATATGAAACAAACTATACAAATTATAGTAGATAAAATATTATTTTTAACTCAAAAAAATAGTATAAAAGAGTTTAATTACCATGAAATTATTAATTATAAGATCACGATACAATACAAAATATGGATTTTGAGAACATATTTGTTTTATCAATTGCTTATATACTCAACATTAATCATGAGTAATCAAAACTTGTTTGACGAGATATATTCAAATAAAAAAAAGTTTCGTTCAGATATAATAGAAGAATTACCGTATTTCAAAATGGGAATATTTGGAAGTATAAAACCAAATTCAGATATTGATATTGGTATACAATATTCAAATTTTAAAAATGTAAATGGTTTATCATATGTAGTATCTGTTTTTGAAGATACATTTATTATTTTTTTAGGAATAAATAGCTTAGAATTGGAAATAGAAACTTATGCAGATATGATAACTTTACCTAATCCAAATAAGCAATCTAATTACAAGGATATTTTTTATTTAGATACAATAAATTTTAATAAAGAAGATTTGTATGAAATGTTACCTTATGCAGGCGCAAGTATATTGAGAAGTTATATTAGTGCGTTGCATAGTACAGATATCAAATTAATCAATGATTTTGATTTCTCTATTATTAAAAATTACTTCCCATCATTTTTTGATTTCAACGAAGTAAAAAATATTTTAAATGACTATACGTGGCAAAATAAGGCTAAGGAATTGGTTAAAACATACATATCTAGCAACTATGAAAATGCTAGACAAAATTATTATGAATTGGTAAATGATGCAGAAAAATCAATAAAAAATATTAAGGATAAAATAATGACAAAAGTATCACCTAGTAAAAATGAAATATTAATTACAATGATGAAAATTTCAAAATCATTGATATTTCGTGCCGAAAGTTACACATGTGCTCCTACTGTAATGCATGTAGTTCGTGTATTGCAGGCAAATAAGGATAATCCTTTAAAATATCCAACATTATCTCCAGGATTTTGCAGAATAAATAAAAAAAAGGCGGTATTTTCTATTGGAAAAGTTGGTTATATTCTTAGTATGCTAGAGCAAATAGGCAATATGATTCGCTATGATACTAGATATTGCAAAACTCAGCACAATATATGTATTATAAAAAAAGAAAAATACATCATTCGTTATAATAGTGCAATCAATTTTTATAATCTATCTAAAAATATATCATGTAAAAATAAAAAGAGAATAGTATATAAATAGTTCTATAGAAATAGAATAATGCGTTTAATTTTTCTTTTATTTACGCAACTTCATGCCTTCTTACCTGCACCAATTCGTCCAAATCGTATGTTTTTACAATACAACGACAATCCGAGAGACAAGGAAAATCTTCGGAAAATTGATGACCAAATTAATCGGTACAAGAGAGCATTGAGGGAATTGTTGCAGCAAAAAAGTAAAACTATTGAAAGTTTGACAGGTGTTCGTCTCATCACGGATCCAGATCTTTTTTTTCATGCTCTCAAAGATGAAGATGATGATGACATAAAAGACGAAATTCCGGATGAATCCAAAACACAATCAGAACAGTTTAAAGTTGTTCATAGTACCATGACATTTGATCAAGTGGGTGGATATGACCTGATCAAGGAAGAGTTAATGCAGTGTGCCGATCTTTTGACAAACCCAAAGAAGTATGCGCAGTATAATGTTCGGGTTCCACGCGGGATATTACTAGAAGGTCCCCCCGGGAATGGCAAGACGTTATTGGCCAAGTGTTTCAGTGGAGAAATTAAGGTTGGGTTTATTGCGGTTTCGGGATCCCAGTTTCAGGAGAAATACGTAGGTGTTGGTCCAGCGCGTATTCGCGAGCTCTTTTCTTTGGCAAAAAATAATACCCCATGTATCATCTTCATGGATGAGATTGACTCCATCGGAAAGAAGCGCTCGGACACACCACAGCACGCAGAACAAGACACAACCCTGAATGAATTGTTGGTGCAGCTTGACGGATTTGAGTCTGCAGATGGTGTCTTTATCATTGGAGCTACCAATCGCGCCGACTTACTAGACCCGGCTTTGACACGCCCAGGTCGCATTGACAAACAGGTATATGTTGGTATGCCAGACGATCCGACGCGACGACGTATTCTGGAAATTCATCAGACGGGTAAACCATTGAATGTATCATTAGATGATTTGGTGGACATGAGCCAGGGTTTCTCGGCGGCACAGTTAGAGAATCTGTTGAACGAGGCTACATTGCTCACATTAAGACAAAATCGTACATTGGTTGTAAAAGAAGACTTGGAGAGAGTGAGCAACCGCATCTTAGGTGGATACCAATCTACCAAGGTGAATCTAACCGAGGCAGAAATATACCAGGTGGCAGTACATGAGATGGGGCACGCACTGACAGGATACATGAAAAAACGACCATTTGTAAAAGTATGTATTCATCTGTGGTCGCCCAAAACATTGGGATTTACACAATTTATTTCTGGTGGAAGTCCGGTGATATCACGGGAGCAGCTGTTTACAGATTTGATGATTCTACTTGGAGGTCGCGTTGCAGAAGAAATTGTACTGGGAACAATTTCATCGGGAGCATCCAAAGATTTGGAAGAAGCTACTAGAATTGCAGAGAACATGGTTCTCCGGTTCGGGATGGGCCATGATGTCTTTTTACCCCATGCGTCTGACAAGTATAGAGAAGATGTGGACTATGAGATTGCTTTTATACTCAAAGATGCCTACCAACAAACACGTACCTTGCTTACCGGGATTACGCCTTGGCTCAAGACATGCGCCACTACTCTTGCAAAGACACATGAGATACGCTACAAAGATCTGGAAGTAGAATGATGTATCTTATACAATTTAAATTCACATATAATATAAATAAAAGTTAATATATATTATATGTCATTTTACAGATTGATACATATATTATACCCAGAATACATACCACCTAATAAGTTTGTATTTCCAATGAAAAATAAGTTCTCTTTATTTGTACAACTAGTATTGAAAAAACAAAAAAAACTCTCCATATTCAAATTATTGAAATACAAGGATGATCTGGAAATGTATCAGCGAGTGTCTAGTGTACACAACATTCTTGCGCGATTTGTAACACGTACAAAGTTTATGTATGCAACGCATTTCAACGAGATGAATTTATACGGCGATCCTTTAAAGAAATTCCACATAACAATAATTGAAAATAATAAGATATATAAGTTTGATTATTTTGAAATGTTCAAACTTATTAAAGAAAAAATATATTATCACGAACATTATTTTTTATTACCAATGATGCCGACAAATCCTTATACAAACATTCCTTTTAGTATGCACAATCTGTATAATATATATTTACAAATGTTAAGCAGTACATATATTATTCCACCAGGGATAAGGTATCTCTTTAGTGTCAATTTCAACTTGGATAAATTTGTTGACAAATATTCGTACAATATTTTACTGGATGTTATTTCAGCTGGGTATAATAAAATGTCCATCCTTCGTAAATATGAATTGATGAGAGATATGTTTATTTATTATAAAAAGAAGGTGTTTTTAAACGTACCTTATGACAAATTGTATGCAATATTTCACAAGCAAGTGTTTGAATATTATAAATCATTGAATATGCCCGATTGGTGCGCGCGTTTAATAGTATTTCAATTGAGAGAATATATAAATACATATCATAAAACACATCCGAATATTGGTAAAGTAAAATTAAATGTGTTTACAAATAAGCTCATAGCAAACTTTTAAAATAATCACCAACCGTACTTACTTTCGTCAATTTATTCAGTAAATCTCTCGTCATATTCTCTTTGTAGAATTTTATTTGAGTAACATTATTTTTCATATTTTTTGCAATAGACCACATATGCAACATGAATATTCGGTTGTTTCTTAATTTAATGATATAATAAAATTTGCTTTCTTGCATGTAAAATAATTTAATTCCATCTGATGTTTTTGTTTTTTTAGATTGATATAGTAATAAAAT